CATTCAGCGCATCGCGCAGGATGCCGCTGATCGAACGATCGATCTGCGCCTTGACCTCAGCGATGTCGGTCTTCGTCGCCGTATTCCCGAGATAGGCCCGGATCTCGGTCATGTCGGTTTCAAGCTGAGTAATGCGGCGGTCGTGCGAATCGACGCGTCGGCTCAGGCCATCGATTTCGGCCCTCATCTCGTCCGGCACCACTCAGCCCCCGATATTGGCGCGATACTGCAAGAGCTGATCCACGCCGTTGACGATGAACTGGTTCGAGAAGGCGTCGAAGAGATAAACCTGCGTCCCCGCGACGGTCAGGTCCACGTGATAGACCGTGATCACCGTCTTGTAGCTGATGTTCTCCTGCGCCTTGAACGGGATCATGCCGGGGTCCTTCGTCATCCCGGTCACGTTGTAGATCACCGGCAGTTCACTGGTTTCGCCGGCCGAGGACAGCACTTGGAGGTCACCCATCGCCGCGAACTGCTGCATGCCGGTGATGCTCATCAAAAGGCCAGTGGTGGTCTGATCGAAGCTCGACCAGGTGATATCGGCCTCGAGCTTGTCAAAGCCCACCGGCACCTCGAGCCGGGCCGCCATGCCGAGGCCCTTGTAGTCCTGCATGATCCGCTTCGGCTGCGGCACGGTGAACTCGGCCGCGCGGCCGAGCAACGAGGTGCCGTTGAGATAAACGTTGCAATTCCAAAGCGAGTTGATGACGAGCGACGCCATGGCAATGTTCCTAATGCTCTGATGGAAATTCCGCCGGGGCGCCCCCGGCGGCACGTCCTGCCTACGCCGCCGCCTGGCTTGCGCTCACCGGCCCGAGCGTGTTCAGAAGCGCCGTGTTCACATAGACGTTGAAGTTGATCGTCTGCGCCGGCGGCGGCGGCATCAGGCTGATGTCGAACGTGAGTTGCCCCGCCGCGAGCTGCACCGCGCTGTTCTCCGCCGGATTGTAGCTGCACGTGCTGCCGCTCAGCAGCGCCCCGCGCTGGATCAGCGTGTTCAGGAAGCCGTTGACGCTCGCCAGAATCGAGTTGATCAGGCCGTTGGTGATCGGCTGGTCGAGGAATTGCAGCATGGCGAGCTGCACGCTCTGCTCGACCACATCCATGGTGCGCCGGATCGGAATGAATGTGGCCGCATCGGTATAGCTCGGATAGGCCGCCGAGGTGTTGCCCCACACCCGAAGCCCCGTGCCGAAACCATTGAACACGGTCAGGATGCCGGCCGCGTTCAGGTTGTTGGTATCGCTGTTCGGATCGAAGGCGCTCGCATACATCGAGACATCCGGCCCGACGATGCCCTGCACCTGCGTGTTGCTCGGGCTGAACCAATACCCGTTGGCGATGTCCTGCGCCGCGGTCGCGCCGGCAACCCACTGCGAATAGGGTGTGTCGGTGTTCGCGTTGTAGAGCTGATAGACGACGAGGCCCTGATTGTTCAGGGTCGTGCCGGTCGGCACGATGCTCGTGTCATACCACATCTCCTGCGGGAAGCAGAGGATGGCGCGGTAGCTCGAGGTGTCGAACGCTTGGCCAGACGTGCCGCGGTTGGCAATCGCCGTCGCTACGCTGGTCGAGGCCGCGCTGTCGATGAACGCCATGGCGCGGATCGTGCCGGCGAGCGTGGTCAGCGCCGCCGCTGTCTCCTCGTCCTGCGAGTAGCCGGGCGCGATCAGCAGCTTGGCAAAGAGGCCCATGGTCTGGAAGGTGGTGAGTAGCGCCTGCATCCCGGTATAGACGCCATCGGTCACTGCGCCGATGATGTCGCTGTCCTGAACCTTGGTCGGATCGGCGTAGGAATAGCCGATGTTGAGCGTCTCGCCGGAAGAGATCGCGCCGCCAGCCTTCGCATAGACGAAGCCGTTGACGTAATCGACCGTGTAGTCTGTGTTCTCGACGTAGCCGGTGAGCCCGGCATTGGTCCATGTCACGGTGCCGTCCGTCGTCGTGCCGCCGACGGTCTGGTCCCACGTGCTCGGCTCGGTCGAGCCGGAAGTGCCAGCGACGGTGCATTTGAACACGTATCCGCCGGCATTGCCGACGGTCGGCTTGATGAACTCGCCGATCGTGTAAGCGGTGCTCGCCGCCCAATTCGCGCGCGTCCCCGGGGGCGCCACACTCACCGTCGTGGTCAGCGTGCCGCTGTTCGGCAGCCCCGGCCCGACAAGCCCCATCTGCCCGAGGTTCACAACCTGCGTGCCGCTCGCCGGCATCGAGAAGGCGGCCGGCGCTACCGTCGTCTGATGGAGGGCCGGGTTGAACACGTTGACCACGATCACCTGGCCGGAGCCCTGGCTCTGGATCGCGTTCAGCGCTTGCGGAATGGTGTAGCCGCGCACCATCGAGCCGAACTGGCTCGCGGAGAGCTTCGAGCCCACCAGCACCGGCGTGTTCGGGCTCGGCGGCAGCACCGCAGCGCTGGCGGCCACGGTCCACTGCGGCGCTGAGCCGATCAGGCCGATCACCGCCGAGTTGACAACGGTGACCGGCACCGGGCCGGTCGTGACCTCGGTAATCTCGATCCCGTGCAGGAAACTCGCAGGCATGTTTTATCTCCATCCGCCGCGCGGAAAACGAGGAACGAAATGAACGATCAGGACGAACTACCGCCCAGCTTCAGAAAGCTCGGCCAGCATCACGTCCGGCTGATGATCGAAACCAGGACTATGCCGCCGCAATTCCATCCGGCAGCGCTGCGGTGGCTGGCCGGGCACGCTCAGAAAAAGGAGTCTTCCGAGCGGTCTTTCCGGAGCTAGGAAAGAATCATCGACATCGTCGCGGCCACGGCGGCAACCGTCGCTGCGATCGCCGCGACAATCGCCGCAATCAGATGAACCACCGCAGAGGCCGTCTCAACTCACCGTCACCGTATCCGCCGGCGCCCATGCGATCTGAACCGCATCGCTCGCCCCGATCCCGCCGCCCGCAACGCCGTCACAACGCCCGTCGTGCCGTCGCAGGTCCAGTCGGCGAACTCCTGGTAGAGCCGCGTCGCACTGGCGTTCGACACCGCTCCCACCACCAGCGGCACCGGCCCCGGCAGCGTCAGCGTCCCGCCCGCGAAGGTGTAGCTTCCTGCCGCCACAGGAGCGCCCTTGGCCACCGCCACCGCCGCCACGTACATCTGCCCGAGGATCAGGTTGGAGAGGGCATAGACGGGCTCGGTCTTCAGCTTCAGGGTCGGCACTTCGAGCCGCATATCGTAAAGCCAGACCCGGCCCTCTGGGTCCTGCTCGCTGAACCTTTCGTCCGAGAAGTAGGCATTGCGGCACGCCGGCGGCCGGAAGCCGGTCAGCGCCGCCTCGATCGCATCCACCAGCGCATAGACGCTGCCGGCGCCGTTCAGCGCCCATGCCGTCTGCCGCGCCTCGACATGTACTTCGAACGTCAGCAGGCGTTCCTGCACCATCGCGTCGGTCGTCATCGGCTTGCCGAACCTGGTGCCCTCGTACGACACCAGAACGAAAGCGATGGCCGTGCTCGACCACCACGTATCGAGGTCGAAGTCTGGAAACACATAGATCGGGATCGCGAGCCCCGCGCCCGAGAAGTAGCCGGTCAGTTGCGCGGCAATTGCCGCCTGGATCGTCCCGACATCCTCCCCGAGCAGCGGCTCGTATGTGCGGCCCGCCCAGAAGACGGGATCAAGCCATACCGGCCCGTTCCCGTAAATCGGCGTGGTCATCCCCTCACCGCGAGTGAGGCAGCGTCACCGCCAGCCCCATGATCTGCTCGCTCTGCCGCTGCGCGTAGCTGCCTGGCGTCACCACCTGGCGGCCGAGGATCCACGCCTCCTGTACGAGCCCACTCAGCGTGTTCTGCGCCGTCTGGCCGCACGCCGACTGCACCGCATCTTCAACCGCATCGGCGAGTGTGTTCAGGTTTGACACGTCGCTCTCGTCCGGCACGTCGCCCTGGAGCGTCCAAATGTAGAGGTCCGCAAATAGCGTCACTTTAGCCGGCGCGAACAACCGCGAGCGGTCGTAATCCTCGCCCTTCTCGACCAGCACGAAAGCGGGATATTGCTCCGCGCCAAGCGTGCCGATCGAGACAGGACGCCGCCCCGCGTACTGAAATGGTCCGGCCGGAGAGAGTAAGAGGGCGGAAATCTGTGCGAACAGCGCGCTGTAAATCTGTTCTCTTCCGAGTGCCATTGCGCCGTTACATCGAAGCCAGGACGGCCGCCAAGTCAGAGGAGACCTTGGCTAGCGCCGTAGATACTCCTGAAAGCTGCGTCTGCGCGTCGGCAAGGTCCACCTGGACCGCGGTCACAGCAGAGTCGAACGCCGGGGCGGAGATCATGTCGCCGAGGATCGAGAACGACTGCGTGAACGGCGATCCGGTCGCACCGCTCTCTGTGGCCGTGACGGTGATCGCGTAGGTTCCAGGCAGCAGGTCGCCTACCGTCACGAGGTTGCCGCCCGAGAGCGCAAAGTCCGCGGCGTTCGTGCCCCCCAGCGAGAGCGTGCCGGTGAATGTGCCACCGGTAGCCTGCACTGACACGGCGCCCACAACGGTTCCCACGGGAGCCCGGAACTTGAAGCTGCTGGCGGACAAAGCGATACCGGTGATGTCCATGCTCTCTGCCTCTCCGGTAATAGTTTCAGCCTGCGTGAATGGAGAATTTGCAGCGTTTGATTGAGTTGCGACGACACTGACGGAATAAGAGCCGGCGGCCAAGGCGCCAACCGTGACCAGATTGTTGCCAGACAACGCGAAATCGGCCGCGTCTGTGCCAGTCAACGAAAGTGTCCCAGCGAACTCCGAGCCGTCGCTCATCGTCACGCTCACCACGCCGACGACCGTGCCGGCGGGTGCGCCGTATGGGAACGTCGAGTTGGACAGAGCGACAGATGAGATGGATGGCGAGCCACCAGACATCGCTCCAAACACTTCCGAAGCGTTGAGCGTGCGAGTCGCGGTCCCGTAAAGCTCGCTGCTGGTCGCCCAGCTTGTCGGGTCCGTGTAAGGCGCCCCAGCGCCCTCGAGCCACGCGAGCGCGTCCTCGGCGCCAACCATGTCGAGGATCGTCGCGTTGACCAGGCTGATCTCGCCGAGCTGGCCGTAGTAGCCCTGCGCCGCCGCCCACGTAACGGTCCCAGAGGAATTGACGTTGGAGCCGCCGGCCGCCTGCGTGGCCGTCTCGATCTCAGCCCAGGTCTGATAGGGCGTTCCGCTGCCCCACTGCGAGCCGGCCGGGAAAATCTGGAGGTTGTAGGCGATGCCGTCGGCCGGCGGAAAACCGTTCGCGGACTGCTCGAACCGCCCGACGATGTAGCCGCCCATCCACTGGCAGAACTCGAGCGCGCCAGGAAAGCCCATCATCGCGCCAAGCGAGACCGACCCAAAGAGAAAGTCCTGCTGCCACGGCGCGAGCGTCACGCCGTAATACCAGTTCGGGCACCAGCCCGCCGGCGCACCCTCCGTCGTCGCCCAACTGGCCGTCGAGCCGTTGAACAGCGTGAAGTTGCTCGCAAGAATCTGCTCGGCGTATGCCTTCTCGGCCGACCCGTCAGGCGCGATGTACGCGGAATAGAAGCCGTCCCGGAAGCACCAGGCGACGCACCGGACCTGCTCCCCCTGGAAGTAGCCGCTGCCGTTGTTGCGCGCCTCCGCGGCCGGCCACAGAGCCCCGACGTGCCACGCGAATGCCGCCGTCACCTCGTCCGCCATCGCACGCTCGCCGGTCATGAGCGCCGGCAGATACGAGAGGTCCGGGTTGTGGGACGTGTCGAGCGTCCAGCCCGAGCCGTTCGCGTAGAGCTGCGTCAGACATACCGCTCCGGACGGCACACCTGGCTGCGTCCATAGAGCCGGGTAATCGTTCGTCGTGAGCCAGGTCCCGGTCGTCGCGTTGAAGTAGTGCCACGGGATCGCGCCCGCGACATCCGCGACCTCGAGCGCCGCAGTCTGCGCCGCGGCGTTCTGCGTCAGGAACCATGGCACCGTCCAGCCGGCGTTGAACCCGATGTCCGGCCGCCCACCGGTTCCAGACATTCCCTGATCGACCGGGCCCGGCTGCAGCGGCGCGATCGTCCCGATCGCCTCGAGGTTCGTGATGACCGATGGATCGACGCCGAGCGTCAGATCATACGGCATCACCGCCTGCGCGGCGATGAAGTCGGCCGGATCGTGGATCACCTGCACGCCGCCCGGCACGGTGCCGCCGCGCCACTTCCAGTTCTGATACTGGAAATGCACCAGCGGCCCGCTCGCATACGCCTGCGTGCCGCTGAGCGTGATCTCGGCGGAGTAGGCGACGCTGCCGGCATCGGCGAGCATTGCAATGTCGTCGGCCAGCATCACCACCGCCGCGACGGTGCCATCGGCGTAGGCCGTGAGATCGACTTGAACCCGAAGCCCTTGCCAGAGCGCGACCCATGCGCGCCCCTGCACCGCCAGCTGGCCGTTGAGCCACGGGTCGAACGCCGCACCCGTCACAAGGGCAACCAAGTCCTGCGTGACCGGCGCCGTGAGGTTCTGCCCGAAGGTGGCCCAGATCGCGGTCCCGTCGGTGATCGTGTAGTTGGACGCCGAGGAATACTGAACGTCCGAAATCGCCTGCACCCACGTCGGCTCCGTCGAGCCTGTGGTTCCGGCCTGGGTGCAGATGTACGAGAACGCCCCTGCGTTCCCGTTCTTCGGGGTGATGATCGCGCCTTCCGTGACCACCTCGTTCGCGGTCCAGTCCGGGAAGGCGGTCGGCGTCAGCGAGACCGACAGCGCCGTGCCGCCAAGCGCCGCCAGCAGCCCAAGCGGGGCGGCTGCGGAGGCCGTGGACGGGGAGAACTGCCCCCACGCTGTCCCGGTGCCACCCGGCGCCTGGACCGTCACCACGGCCCGCGCCGCGCTGCCGTCGGCATACGTCGTCTTGACATCGACCTGGCACGGCACGGCGCCCGCGCCGAAGTTGGCGCTTAGCCCGCTCCCGGCAGGCAATTGCCCAATCTGGAAGCAGTGGCCGAAGGTTACGTACTGCGCCGCAGCCGCGCCGCTTCCGTTGTTCGCGAAGCCCTTGACGAACACCGCGCCCGAGGCGAGCGCGGTAAAGGTCGGGAGAACCACGTTGGTCATGCCATCATCCCGTCTGAAGATCTGCCCGCGCTTCCGGCACGCTGAGCGACATCAGTAAACATCCCCAGGAAACGCCCAGTCCCGATACTGACTGAGCATCGCGCACGTCGTCGGATGCAGCGCCTGGTTCATGTAGGTCACGCGCTGCGGGCCCTCGCCGGTGCCAGTGTCGCCAACCCGCGTCCGGTTCTTGAACAGCAGCGCCACCTGCTGCATCGCCGCCACCTTGATCCCGTCTGGCAACATTTGCGCGCCTGCGAACAGGCTCACCGCCGCGGCCGTGCACTGCCACGCCACGCTGCCGTCCGTCACACTCGCGCCGAACTGCGCCGGCCATGCCGGCTCAGCGCCGCCGCTGGTGCCGCCGGCCGCAGTCGTGAATACGTAGCCGGCCGCCACGATCTGCGCGTTCGCCGCATAGGCGGTGCTCGCCGCCCACGCTGGCAGCCCCGCCACCGCGATCATCCCCGGCGTGATGTAGCCCGCCGAATAGACGATCTGCACATTCTGCGCGCCGCGCGGAAAATAGGCCGGAGAACCCAGGAACCCCGGCGAGATATAGACGAACCGGTCATCGAACGTGTAGCCGCCCCAGCTCTGCGTCGGCGGATTGCCGGCAGCCGGAATGGCGCTCGTCTCAATCGTAACGCCCGTCACGCCGATGACCGGGAAGTGCTTGAGCGCCAGCCTGTTCTGGCCGGTCCCGTTGCGCATCTCGGTCCAGGTCTGCGCCATCAGTTCGCGACCGAGATAAGCCTCGATCGAGCGACTCACCCCGGAGATCAGCGCCGACAGCACCGCATCGGATGCCGTGGTCGCGCTCAGCACCGGCACGATGAACGCCTTGGTACTCGCCAGGTCGCAGAGGTCGCGTGGCTCAGCCATGGCTCAGACCGGCCCTGGCAACGGCGCGGTGACACACGGAAACGGCACCGTCATCTCGACACCAAGCGCGCTGGCAACGACGTGCCCGACATCAGGATCGTCCAGCCTGCCGACGGTCAACCGGTCCCCGAGCGCCTTCGCCATGTCGTCGCAGAACCGCTCATAGTCAGCCCCAAGTTGTCGGTCAGACACATGCTCGAGCCGGTCCACTTCCCGGCCGCACAGGACGCGATAGAAGGCGCGTCCAACGCCGCTCAGGCGCGTGCCACCGGCGAGCCTACGCACGGACGCGACCCAGGCAGCAGCTTCGCGTCGCAGCAAGAGGAACCGCGCGTCTGGCATCTCTGCCGCGGCATGCCGAGCCACGATCGGCCACGGCAGATCGGATGCCACGTCCACAGCATCGAGATGCGACCGGACCCGGCCCCATATCGCATCCGGACAGTCGCCACAGTCCGCGAGCTGTTTCTCGATGACGCGCTTCCAGTGGAGAGCCTTGAGCCCGTGCGCCGCGGCAAAGACGGTCACGCTCTTCGTCCCGGATCGGTGAGGCGAGACGTTGATGACCTTGTGGCGCACGCGCATGCGTCATCTCTCCGGCGGCGACCGCTCCGTCACTTCCTTGAAGGCGCCGCTTTCAAGCAGGCCGAGGCCGATCGCATCCGGCACGTCCATCACGCCGAACTGATCGGCCACGTACGTCACGCCGCCCACCGTTATCATGTTCATGCCGCGCGGCGGCTCCACCAGCATCTCAGCGCCCGAGCAGCTTCTTTTCGAGCCGCTGCTCGAGATCGCGCGCCCAGTTCGGCATCTCCGCCATCGCCGCGGCCGCTTCCATCGCGGCGCGGGCCTTCTCGGCCTCGCGCTTGATGCACCGCCAGAGAGCCGCAAGATGCTGCCTGGCTTCCGCCGCGAGCGTATGCGGCACATCGACGCCGCCGCCCTCGACCGGAAACTGCTGGCCGCCGACCCCAACGGCCGTCACGCCCGGCGGCACTTCCAGCCTGACTGTTCCGGCTGCAGCAGCCGCATGCGGCATGACTTGCGCTGGCGCCGGTGCGACCACGGGCTGCGCCAGCATCGCCGCCGGCGCCTCCTTCTTCTCTGCCATCATGTGCCTCAGATGCTCTGGTTGCCGCTCGGCGAATTCAGGTTGGTGATCGCTGCAAACGCCGGCGTGAAATAGCAGGCGAACACCTCGTCGCAGTACACGCCATACTCGTACCGGCGGGTCTGGAACGGCCACTGGATCTGGTAGTAGTCCTGCCGCACATGCGCCTCGAGCAGGTTCGGAACCCCCGAAAGCTCGTAGGGCGTGCGGTCCGACCAGAACAGCACCGTGCCTGGCGGCAGGAACGGATGCACCTCGATGTCGAGCGTGTTGCCGAACCACTTGTTGAGGTAGCTCGTCACACGCCGGCCGGCGACAATGCGCCCGGTCTCGGCATTCGCATCGAAGAAGATGCGGAACGCCGCCGCGGCGCTCTGCCCGAGCATCGTTCCCATGAAGTTCTGGATGTCGGCCGCGCTCATTAGGATGCGGTCGAACCCGATCTTGTACTGGTCGTAGGCCGCGCGCAGCAGCGCATCGAACTCGCCGATGTTGGTGCCGCTGATGGTCAGACCGGTGTTGCCGCTCGCCGCCGTGTAGACCAGGCTGCCGCCCGCCGTCAGACTCACGCCGGAAGGCAGGTTCGGATTGGTCGCCATGACAGTGCCCGGCGCGCCGCCGAACACCGAGCCGAAGATCTGGCTCAGCACGCCGTCCGGCAGCAGCGCGTTGGTGCTGTTGTCCACATAGGCGCCACTGACCTTGAGGCTCGTCACGGGCTGCGCCGTGCCGCTTCCAGGGCCAGTAATCACGCACTGGTTCGTGCTGGTGGTGCCGACATAGGTTTCCGCCCCGGTAGACGAAGCGGCGAACCACGCATAGGCAACGGCCCCCGCAACGGGCGTCACGGTCGCCGTGACGTTCTGCCCGGAGGTGACGCTCACGCTCGCCTCGGCGCTCGGATGGCCCGAGCCGCCGCCGAAGGTGTCCACCGAGCCGTCAGCGTTGGTCTTGCTGATCTGCCCCGGCACGCCGCCGGTGCTCGCGCTGTTGTTCCACGCCGTGGTGTTCAGCCAGCCGAAGCCGGAGAGCGCCACGCACATCACGTAGGCGGTGCCGCTCGACCACGCGCTGCCGCTGCCCGCCGCGGTCAGCGTCGGGGTCGGCGTGGTGCCGAGCGCGGTGCTGGCGTTGCCGAGGATCAAGGCCTGCTCCTCGCCGATCATCACGCTCCGGAGCGTGGACTGCACGGCGACGCCGAGCGCGTCCGGGCGCAAGTTCTCGGCGCCGAGCCGCGCCTCGAAGGTGACGCTCGATTCCAGGCCCAGCGTCTTGTAGGTGGCCTGCTGGTCCTGCTCGGCGATGGCGATCCGGCCGCCGCGATTGCCCTCGCTCACACCGAGTGCAATCTGGCTGGTGTTGACCGAGGTGATGCGCTTCCAGTGGAAGGCGTTGCCGCCGTCCGCCGAGACGCGCGGCAGCCGCGAAATCTCCGGAATCAGTTCCTTGAACGGATAGAGGAGCTGCACCACCGGGCGAAGGTCGTACCAGAGCAGGCCGGTCGCCTGGGTGATGGTGTCGGCCTTGGCGATGGAGGTGCCGAGCTTGCCGCCCAGCCCCTTGATGAAGCTATCGTTCTGCAGCAGCGCCGCAACGATCTCGTTGTTGATCATCTGAAATCTCCGTTACCGCGCCGCGCCGCCGCGAAAAGTCGGGTCCGTCAGGACCGGCCTCGCGAAGGTGGCCGAATTGGCGATCATGTTGCCGATGAGCCTGCCGGCTGCGGCCTGCCGCTCGGCCGGGGTGGCGGCATCGAGATCGACACCCTTGAGCAGCTTCTCGCGCGCCGTCGGCTCCTCGGTGTCGCTCACCGGCATGGAGCCGCGGGGCACCGCGAACAGCCGCGCCTTGGGGTTCGCCGGCATCTTCTCGAGCGCCTCGACCTTGCCCCGCAGGAACGCCGCCTCGATCAGCGCATCCGCCTCGCGCTTGGTCAGCGTCCCCTCGGCCGCCTTGCCGGGATAGGGCCGGTCGGCCGCGTATGCCGGAACCTCGCCCTCCGTCAGATGGCGCTGGCCAAGCGGCGTCAGGCCCTCCTCCGGCTTGTAGATGCCCGCTTCCGCGTCGCCCGGCTGCTCGCCCGGCTCGCCCTTGTGGCCCATGCCGGCGGCCAGGTGGTGATGCGCCAGCACGTGATGCTCGTGCAGCCGCTCCATGTGGCCGGCAAAATCGCCCGCCGCCTTGAGGATCGTGCTGCCATCGGCAGCCTTCTCCTCGCGCGGCATCGCCGCCATGGCGCACTTGTGCGCCTGCTCCAGGTGGTGCATCGCCTTGCGCAGATGCTCATGATGGCGGCCGGTCGCCGCCCGCTTGTCAATCTGGTCCGTCATCGAAATCTCTCCTGCGGCGCGCTGGCCGCCCTGATGTTGCGCTGCGCCATGCGCGCCCTTCGTTTCCTTCACGTCGGCCGCCGCCTCGTCGGCCGCCTTATCGCCGGCCTCGGGCGGTCCCTTCTCGTCGATCTTCTTCTTCCAGGCGGCGACGATGCGCCGCTTGATCGAAGCGAGCTGCTCGGCCGTGTATTCGCCGGCGTTCTTCTCGTGGTGGATGTAGCTCCACGCCGCCCGGATATGCTCCTCGGTGTCGATCGGGTAGCGCTTCTGCCCGTCGCGATAGCCGGGATCGGCGTATTCCACGTCGCCGTACGGCTTGCTGCCGTCGCCCGGCGCATCGCCGCCCTTGGCGAGCGTGCCGCCCGAAAGCTTGGCGATGATCCGCCCGAAAAAACCTACCTCGTCGCGGTCGAGCATCACGCCCGGCTGCGGTGCTTCCGCTTCCGCCATGCTGAAATTCTCCACCTTCGCCGGCGACGTTCCCGCCGCCTTGATCACGTCGATCCTGCAATCCGGGTTCGCCGGCCGGTCGACCAGCGAAATCTCGATCAAGTCGAGTCCGGTGATGGTCGCGCCGTCGCGCTTCGTGACGTTTCCGCCGATCGAAAATCCCTTGTAGACTTCCTCAATCACCTTCTTCCAGGCATCGTCGTCCACAATCCTGGCGCCGATGTAGAGGCCCTTTTCGTCGACATTCGCCTCCTTCGCGACACCCACCGCGCTCGGCGCATGCATCTCCCGGATGTTGCGCCATTCCATGTAGCCAGGCAGCGCATCCTTGATCGCGTCGAGCTCGATCACCTCGCCGTCGAGATCGCGCGTCGGCGTGCTCGCGTAGCCGAACACCATCCTCTGCTCCCGATCGACCTTCGCAATCGGGAGATAAAAACCCACGTGCTGCATTGCTGCCCCGCTACGCGACGCCAGCCAGGTCGATCTCGATCGGCCCTGAGGTCAGCGCCGTGACCTTGCCCTTCACCCACCGCGCCGGCGTCGCCAGCACCGCGTGATTAGACGAGGAGGAAAGCGACAGCACGTTGGCCCCTGTCGTGCTCACGATCCCGGTCGTCACGGTCTCGGTTCCGGCTCCGCTCACCGCGCCTGTCACCAGCGTGTAGTTCACCGGCGGCGCAGTGGACGGCTCGCCGCTGAGCAGGCCGGCGCCGAACCACGCAGCCCCTGGCCGGAGGCTCGGATAGGTCAGTGCGATCAGCGCGCCGGTCTGCGCCGCCTGGTAGCCGGCTGCGGTCAGCGCCGCGTTGGCGTTCAGCGCCGTTGCCAGCGCCGCCGCAATCGTGCCCACCGTATCGCCGCTCGCCACCGTATGGCTGACTGTCACGTTCCCGGCCACGCTGCTTGCGACCGTAAGGCTCACCACATCGCCGGA